TTAGCGGAACAATTTCCAATCTATTTTTTTGCCACAATGACTGCAATATATTTGATCCATGAAGATATACGCACCACATTCACAGACTTTGGCATCACCTTCATTCTTCAATTTTCTCATCAGCTCATTATGAAGAGCCGTATCGCCCTGTTTGATAATACTATACCCCAGCTTTTTCATCAGCTTGATCGTATCAAACGCCATACGTCGGTCATATTCTTTTTCCGAATAAGGAAGCATAGAATAAGGCACCATGTCCGGAGTCTCTTTCTTCTCGTCATCCCTCTGCGGTCCATAAGTCCATCCTTCTTCCTGACGCTGGTCGGCCCAGACTTCATGCGCATTTTCAGCAATGTCTTCACGCAATTCAATCAAATCAGTGCTCAATTCAACATCTTCCAGATCAATGGGCCGCGGATTATAATCCAGATCAGGCACTTTCACCCTCGCAAGATATGCTTTTGCATCATTCCATGCCGCAATAAAGTGATCCTTGGGATAGGCCGTACTTTCCTCTCCTGTTGCAGGATCATAAAGCGTCACTTCCTCTTCATTTACGTCAAGCACTACTGCTGCATGATAAGCAATTTCCTCCTCGCTATTTTCCGGCAACCGGCAACTATTTACCACAACAATCGCATCATGTCCGGCCTTGAGGGCACGTATGACACTGTCAATACTGGAACCATAACTGCGCATCACAATCAATCCGCGTTGTTCGAGCAGGCGGCCTACACTATGCAAAGGAGTTCCCCTCTCCCTCAACCAACTGTTATTCCTGGCCTCCTCCGAGAGTTCATCCGAATTATATTCAATCTTTCTACGTTTCAAAATAAACTGCTCACACTGGAAATCACAAAGATTACCTTCCGATTTGGCTGCCATCTGCGCCATTGGCAGGAAGTCCGTTTCTTCATCATCAGCTCCCATCATGGCATCCAACTGTTGAGACAAGATAAATTCCTCTTGCAAACTTTCATCAGTCGCCAGATATTCAAGTACCAAAGCTGTTTCTTCAGCATTCGTCTTACCTTCTTCAAAAGCAGCCAACAATTCTTCGGTTATCATATTTTTATCTTTTGTTTTCATACTTCTTCTTATCATTCATAGCTAAGTGAGCCAATGCTGCCAGCGCACGCTTTTTAATATTGTACAGATTAGCAACAGTTATTCCCATAGATAATGCTAAAAATTCAGGTTCGACCTCTTTGAGTACTAATTCCCTGATGACCATCACATACCGCTTATTCGACATCAGATCGAACAAACGTTCCAAATCAATCTTTGCGGCTATTTTCGATTCAGAGTCGTCTATTTCTTCTTCATGATTCTGCTCATAAAGAGGCTCTTTACTCTCGTCTTCTATCATCTGTTCACGTTTTTTCTGTTCCCGGAAAAAACGGATTGCCACAATCTTAATCCATGTTCCAATGGTGCTACGTCCCTCAAAATTACGAAGAACGGCAGCATCATTCTTCATTAGATGATAGTAGAGTTCGCTGATACATTCATCGTAATCAACCTGGTAATCAAATATCAGCTTAATTACATTGATAAACAACGGACGATATTTTATGTTGAAAAACCAATCGGTGATTTTTTCATCCCGATTGATTAATCCGTCGACTATTTCCTGATCTGTCATATAGTTAGTTCTTTTTCAATCTAAAACTTAGCTCAACCACACACTGGTCATAAGGGATGGTTTCCGGATATTTACTTCTTAAAATATCATTATCGACGATGCATTTATGCTTCTTCTGCTGAAAGTCTTTATCTCCGTCACACGTTACAAATCCTTGCAGTTCCATACATGCATTCCAACGCAAATGTTCGCACTTACTCAAATTATCAAATAATGTACTGGAAACAACGTCACAAACCTTAGAATAGTTCAATGTATGGGCATCACGCTGCGTCAGCTCAACCATCTCTTTCAATCTTTCCTTATTATCTTTGCCATCCTCTCCCATGGCCCCGGCTAAAAACTTTTTGGTATCGATATGCCATACATTAGCCCTATCCTGCTCTTCCTGATAAGCCAATTTAATTTGTGCATTCAAGCTATGCTTGTCCTGCAATGCCTCTCTACGCGCATTCCATTCTTCTTCCGCTGTTTGCTTCAGGCTTTCCTTCGCTTTCTTCTTCTCTTCAATTTCCTTCTCATTCGTTTCAGGCATTGCGTCAATCATAATTTTCTGATATGCATAATAAAATTCCTTTGCCAATACTTCAAGCACATCTGTCGATACCACATCGTACGAGAATATTTCTTCCTGCGCTCCAAAAGTTATGATTACATCCCGTGTATTGCCATAAATATTAAAATACTCTTTTATTTGCTTCAGCTGAATGGTGTTGCAACTTCCATTGACACGCAGATAAATCCTAAAATCATTGAAACAATCCTTTCTATATCGATAGGCATATTCGTAGAGATCAATCGCCAATGCCATCCCTTCATTATCATTTCCTATAGCAATTACAACATAGTTTAGATCATGAATGATTTCAGAGAGTTTTTCCCAAAAACGTTCGGAATGGATAGACATTTCTTCACACCATTCCAACTCATTTTTCCTCTCCTTCAAGGCAGGTGCTTTCATTAAAAAATCACCTTTCAATTCATCCATATGTTCATCAACCACATATATTTTTTGAGGGTTCCTATTGCCATTTACATCGATCAATGCCCCAAACTCATATAGAAAACGAAATGCATCACGTCCTGTTTCTCCAAAGCCAATAATCATCGACGTAAAAGGTTTCTTTACACAAGCCTTCGATGTATCGACATCTACAAAATTCACGGGGTGATTCCTCACATTCTTTTTTAATTGCAATACAGCAAGATTAGACGAGTCGATGATATGAATCTGATGTTTCAACCCATCACATACTTCCAACTTCTGGTTCTGGTTGTTCTTACGCGCATGGCAATAAATCTGAACCTGATTATGGACTCTATCTTCTTTACATTTCGCTATTTCCTTAAAAACAGACACCGCCTCCAGATTCAGTTCTTCATTGGGAGACAAGAAATAGAAAGTTGCCTGCGGGTACTTCTTGATTAGGTTTCCCAATCTCCTCAACCCGAGATATTTGTATAAATCAAATTCCGATTTGACTTTATCTATAACCCGGCCTGTGATTCCAAATTTAGAGTTAACCAGTATGCCGTCAAGCTCTTCTATCTTTTCTATGAATTTTTCAGTTCCGTCATGAGACGAATTAAAGAAATGACTGAATGTGAACCGGCCATGAGAACTGCTTTCATTAGCAGAAAGCAACCTCACAAAAATGAATTTACAATTCTCCCATCCTTCTTCATTCTTCCCCTTGGGCTCTGCCGCTTTTTTTCTTATGCTGTTAGCCAGCAATATCGCATTATCATTGACACCCCAGAAAATAAACAGCCGGCATTTCTTCTTTCTTGAAAGATTCGCCATACATAACCGCACCCATGAGATAAATCTGAATCCTAACAGTTTGATGATAAAAACCGCACTCACTATAACGGCCAGGAAATGTATCACAGAAAATATCGTCATGTAGAAAGGATCATGATGCAGATCTTCAGGAACCTCCAAAAGATCGGAATGCGAAGCGAACATTTCCATAGAAGACAGAGCAGACCTAAACGCCAACGCTATCGAATTACTGTCACTCCCTCCCTCATTAAAAGCATACCAATATATCAGGAAACCTGCAATAAATACCGTACCTGCAATCCATTTCAGGTTATCCACTAAGAATTTCCGTTTCTTAAAAAGCAGGTATACTAAACCTATCCCGATAATGATTAACAAAAGGGTAGAATATCCCCATTGATTTAAAAAACAAGGGTCTGTCGCGTGCTGTGCATTGCATTCACCAGTTTGAGAGATTACTGTGCTTAACATATACATATTCGATAGATTGATTATTTATTCTACAAATTTACAAAAAATCTTTGGAATAACCGAGAAAAGAGGTTGAAATGTCACTGAAATGGCTATCATTAAAGCGTTTACAGTGCCAAATGAAGCCAATCGCAAAAAACGGGAAACGCAAAGGAAAGCAGTTCTATGAAGCAGAACGGTTTTCAAATCATTACCCGAAACGGGATGCATTTTTAACGCTTCCTGCAATGATTGCGCCGTTCTGCGCCGATTTGCTTGTCAAGGTCTAACTCGTTGAGTAATAACTTTGCAAACAAAAAAACGAGTATGGCAAGAAGTACATTCAAAGTGCTGTTCTACGTGAACGGCAGCAAGGAGAGAAACGGCATTGTCCCCATCATGGGACGAGTGACAATCAACGGGACTGTGGCGCAGTTCAGTTGCAAGCAGAGTGTCCCGAAAACGCTTTGGGACATCAAGGGCAACCGAGCCAAAGGCAAGAGCAAGGAGGCACGGGACATCAACCTCGCTTTGGACAACATCAAGGCGCAAATCATCAAGCACTACCAACGCCTGTCCGACCGTGAAGCTTTCGTTACGGCAGAAATGGTGCGTAATGCCTATCAGGGTATCGGTAGCGAGTACGAGACACTGCTCAAAGCATTCGACCGTGAAAACGAGGTGTTCAAGAAGCGTGTCGGCAAAGACAGGGTAATGGCAACCTACCACTCACGAGTGAGGGCAAGAAACCATGTGGCAGCGTTCATCAAGTCTTTCTACAGACGGACGGATATGTCCATGTTGGAGATTACGCCCGACTTCATCAAGGAATTTGCCGCCTACCTCTCAACGGAAGCAGGACTGCACAACGGAACGATATGGGAAAAGTGCATGTGGCTGAAAGGCGTTGTCATGCGTGCGCACTTCAACGGACTGATACCGAGAAATCCGTTTGCCCAGTTCCACATCAGCCCGAATGTAAAGGAACGTGAATACCTGACGGAAGACGAGCTGAAAACGTTGATGATGCACGAGTTCGGGGATGCCAAACTGTCCTATATCCGTGATATATTCGTTTTCGCCAGCTTCACCGCCCTCTCTTTCGTGGATATTAAGGAACTGACCTATGACAACATCGTGGAAGTGAACGGTGAGAAGTGGATATTGTCCAAACGGCACAAGACGAAAGTGCCGTTCCAAGTGAAACTGCTGGATATACCCTTGCAGATAATAGAGCGTTACCGCTCCTTGCAGGAGGATAATCTCGTATTCCCCAATCTTAACTACTGGTCTATCTGCAAACCGCTGAAAAAAGTGATGAAAGAGTGCGGGATAACAAAGGACATCTCGTTTCATTGCGCAAGACATGGATTCGCTACGTTGGCTTTGAGTAAGGGTATGCCGATTGAAAGCGTGAGCCGTGTTTTGGGTCACACGAACATAGTCACGACCCAAATATACGCAAAGATAACTACGCAGAAGCTGGATAACGACCTAACCATGCTCAGCAACAGGCTGAACCAATCGTTTAACAATGTATCAATGGCAGGACAATGAAAAGGAATATCATCGAAATCACTGAACACGGTACGGTAATTACACCAAGTGAAAAGGTATGGATGAGTGAAGCGGAACTTGTCAGCCTGTTCGGGGTTATTGCTCCAACTGTCCGAGCCGCAATCCGAGCCGTTTATAAAAGCGGAGTATTGACAGAACATGAAGCGCAACGGTATATCCGTCTGTCGGATAAATGCAGAATGGATGTTTACAGCCTTGAAATGGTTGTCGCTCTCGCTTTCCGCATCCGCTCATACGGAGCGGAACGGGTACGCAATGCCATACTTGAAAGATTGTACTTGCGAAAAGAGAAAACAAGCATCTTCTTTTCGCTGGGTAATAGAATGGAAATATCTAAATATCAAGCATAAAGTATATTGATATGACGACATGAAGTAATGAGACCAATGCGTATTCCCATTGCCGACGATGTATCCATATACATAATTAGGTAGGCGTATTGACATTCATTCATACGAATGCGACAATCCCGAAGAAGCACCCTTCTATGATGGTTGTTTCTTCGGGATTTTTTTGTTGTTATACTCCCTAATAAGCTGAAAGTTTTTCACTCCGTGTGTTTTTTGCGCCATTCTGCCGTGATTTGCGTATCAAGGTTTTAAGTGGCTCACTCTAACTTTGCATACAATTATTTATCAACCATTTAAGCGTATGAACAATGAGTAAATCAGACATCTGCAAAGAGGAGTTTATCCGAGTGGGTACAACCCTCTACAAGTTAGTGAACCAGCCCCGACTGAACGGCGGCTATGTGAAGAAACGCATCGTGTGGAACAACGAGACATTACGGCAGGACTATGGCAAGCACTTTCTCGCCACTATCCCCAAGTATGACGGTTTCTGCACGGTTCCCGACCATGTGAATTACCGTCCGATAGTGGACAAGTTCCTGAACCTCTATGAACCAATAGACCATAAACCAATGGAGGGTAATTTTCTTTCTATATGTTCGTTGGTGAAACACATTTTCGGGGAGCAATACGAGTTGGGTATGGACTACCTGCAGCTGCTCTACCTGCAACCCATTCAAAAGTTACCAATCCTGCTGTTGGTGTCGGAAGAACGCAACACTGGCAAAAGCACGTTCCTGAACTTTCTGAAAGCCCTGTTTCAGAACAACGTGACATTCAACACCAACGAGGACTTCCGCAGCCAGTTCAATTCCGATTGGGCTGGCAAGCTGCTTATCGTGGTGGATGAGGTGTTGTTAAGTCGTAGGGAGGACAGCGAACGGTTGAAGAACCTGAGTACCACATTATCCTACAAGGTGGAAGCCAAAGGTAAAGACCGTGACGAGATAGCGTTCTTCGCCAAGTTCGTGCTGTGTTCCAACAACGAGTATCTGCCCGTTATCATAGACGCAGGGGAAACACGATATTGGGTGCGCAAGATAGACCGCTTGCAGTCGGATGATACCGACTTCCTGCAAAAGCTGAAAACTGAGATACCGGCTTTCCTCTACCACTTGCAGCACAGACAGTTATCCACCGCAAAAGAGAGCCGTATGTGGTTTGCCCCGTCACTGCTGCATACCGAAGCCTTGCGGAAGATTATCCGCAGCAACCGCAACAGATTGGAGATTGAGATGTGCGAACTTATACTTGACATCATGGCAAGCATGGGTATCGACACTTTCTCTTTTTGCTGCAACGACATTCTCACGCTGTTGGCAAACTCGTATGTCAAGGCGGAGAAGCACCAAGTGAGGAAAGTATTGCAGGAGTGTTGGAAACTTACTCCTGCACCGAACGGACTTACATACACCACCTACCAACTGAACTACAATCGTGAGTGTCGGTATGAGTCGATAAGGAGAGTGGGACGCTTCTATACCGTCACAAGCCAGCAACTTGAAACGCTGTAATTCCATTGTCTTTTTGTTGAATTGTTGAATATGGATATAACCATACTGATAATAAATAATATACACTCTCAACAAAACCTCAACAGACCAAAAGAGAAGTTGAGCATAAAGCCACGACCGATTGCCGGTTTCTCTTTTGGCGAGTGGCTTGTTGAGCGGATGTTGAGTATCTACTTGTTTGGATATAAATATATTACATCTACTATTCAACGGATCAACGATTTTCATTCACCATTAAAACCATAGGAAGATTATGACTACACAGGAAGCAAAGAAGATACATATCGCAGACTATCTGCAAAGTTTGGGCTACAGCCCCGTCAAGCAGCAGGGCAAAAGCCTTTGGTATAAATCCCCGTTCAGGGAAGAAACGGAAGCCTCGTTCAAGATAAACACCGAACTCAACCAATGGTACGACTTCGGAACAGGCAAGGGCGGTAATATCATCGCATTGGCGCAGGAACTTTACGGTTCGGACTATGTGCCTTACCTGCTTGGTAAGATAGCGGAAGAAGCACCGCACGTCCGTCCCGTGTCTTTCTCTTTTCGCCAGCAGGCATCTGAACCGAGTTTCCAACATTTGGAAGTGAGAGAACTCACGCACCCTGCATTACTTCGCTACTTGCAGGAACGTGGAATAAACACCGCATTGGCGAAAGCGGAATGTAAGGAACTGCACTTCGTCCATAACGGCAAACCTTATTTCGCCATCGGGTTCCCGAATGTGGCAGGAGGCTATGAAGTACGCAACCGTTTCTTCAAGGGCTGTATCGCCCCGAAGGATATCAGCCATATCCGACAGTCGGGAGAACCGAGAGAGAAATGTCTCGTATTCGAGGGAATGACGGACTATCTTTCATTCCTTACTTTGCGGATGAAGAACTGCCCGACCATGCCCAACCTTGACAGACAGGATTACGTTATTCTCAATTCCGTTTCCAATGTATCCAAAGCCATAGACGTGCTGCACGGGTATGAGCGCATACACTGTCTGCTTGACAATGACGAAGCAGGGCGGAATGCGTATTGGGAACTTGCAGGAGAGTTTGCCGGACGTATCAGGGACTTCTCCCAAAACTACAACGGGCACAAAGACCTGAACGACTACCTGTGCGGTAAGCCCCTGTTCCAATTGGCAGAGCCGATAAAGCAGGAGAAGCAAGTCCAATTCGCAAGGCGGATGGTGCAGCCACTGAAAAAACGAGGACTGAAGATGTAGGGAGAGGATGCTTGCAGCGGCATGGATATTTGCCAACGGAAAATGCCGTAGCTTATTAGGGAATTTGTCCGAACCGCATTGCAAGCAACGCTGAAAATCCCCCAATAAGCCAAAGAGGTTGCACCTCTCTGGACACTCCCCAGCCAACGGAAAAAGCCGTACAAGAGTAAACCATCAACCATTGTTTCACAAGTTAAAAAGAAAGGATTATTATATGGGTTATGCAGTATTGCACATGGAGAAAACAAGCGGAACGGATGCCGCCATGTCAGCGCACATAGAGCGCACCATCAAACCGAAGAATGCCGATGAGAGCAGGACGCACCTCAATCGGGAGCTGATAAGGTTTCCTGACGGGGTGGAGAATAGGACACAAGCCATACAGCACCGTTTGGACACCGCTGGATTGATACGCAAAATCGGCAACAATCAAGTGAGGGCTATCCGTGTCCTGCTTACGGGAACGCATGAGGATATGGAACGCATCACCAACGAGGGCCGACTTGACGAGTGGTGCAGCGACAATCTGAAATACCTTGCCGATATATTCGGCAAAGAGAATATCGTGTCGGCAGTCCTGCACATGGACGAGCAAACACCGCACATACACGCCACCCTTGTCCCGATTGTCAAGGGAGAGCGCAAGCGCAAGAAGAAAGAGGAACAGGTTAAGAAGCGATACCGCAAGAAGCCGACAGGCACAACCCGATTGTGTGCCGATGAGATTATGACACGAACCAAACTCAAATCCTATCAGGACACCTATGCACAAGCCATGAGCGGTTACGGGTTACAGCGTGGCATTGACGGTTCGGAAGCGAAGCATATCACCACACGGCAGTATTACCGTGACCTGATGCAGCAGACGGAGCAGTTACGAACAGACATAGGGCAACTTCAAAACTGCAAGGAAACGGCACAGGAAGAACTCAGGAGAGCCAAGAAAGAGGTGCAGACCGAGAAACTGAAAGGGGCAGCCACGACCGCAGCCACTAATATAGCCGAAAGTGTCGGTTCTCTTTTCGGAAGTAATAAGGTCAAGACTTTGGAAAGGGAGAATACCGCTTTGCACCGTGAGGTAACCACTCACGAGGAAACGATTGGGGTCCTGCAAACTCGAATACAGATCATGCAGTCAGACCACAGCCGCCAATTATTGGATATGCAACAGAAACATATCAACGAATTGACACAGACAGAGAACAATCTAAAACGTGAAATCTTACGGCTCACGGTGTTATTGAACAAGACTTTAAAATGGTTTCCACAAATAAAGGATATGCTCAATCTTGAAAGGTTATGCCTTACCGTAGGTTTCAACAAAGAACAGACTGCGGTACTGATGATGGGCAAGCCGCTTGAATATAGCGGTGAACTCTATTCGGAAGAACACAAACGGAAATTCATGGCAAAAGATGTCAAAGCCAAAGTGTTCACTGATAAAGGCAAGTTCGTTCTTACAATTGACTTGAAACCTATTGGGGATTGGTTTAAAGAGCAATTTGAAAGGTTCAAGCAAGGTTTCAATGTTCGGCAAAGTCCAAAACAAAGCCGACTTAAACTATAAATCAAGGCAAAATCCGTGATATTTGGCGTTTTATGAGCGTTATATCACGGATATTTTATACTTTTGTATTTGGATTGAGGCAACTCTTTCCAAGACATACGAGAAAAGAAAGAAGCGTTATGCTTATCTTGTAAGTTGGAAACGTAGGAAATTTCGGACTTAGTACGAGAGAAGGCATAGTGGTTCTCACGCTATAGCGTGGGCTGCTATTACCATATCCGTACTAAAGGTTTTTCCTACGACCTCCAACTTAGACATGGTAGCATTTGCAGTTCCACGCTTCTGCGGTTTAATAAAGTAAGGTCTTTAGGAGCTGGAAGACTTGATAAAGGTATGGCAGTAATGAAGTTTCCAGTCGTAGAACTTGCAGAGGACAAGTTTCAAGTTTCGGTAGATATAAACCTGTATGCCAAGGAGGTTTTGACAGCAGCTATCTACAAGTTTTCCCACCTGTTCTATATTCATCAACAAACGGATGCTAATAGTCAGATGCTTGTGAACGTTATCTTTGAGTCGAAAGATAATAATAAGGTAACAGAAGATGTACCTAAACAGTTCTGTAACGAATTGATAGACCAGCAGATTCGGTATAATACGAATGAGCAGTTCGGACATATTCGTGATATGATAGTTCAAGAAGCGTTCAACCCCGTAACATGTAAATAAACGAATTATGGCTTATCAATTACTGCCGTTCCGATTTGAACGATTCGATGATAATAAATATCTCCTTACAAATGAAGTTGGAGAATATATCTTCTTGTCAAACGAGGATTTCCAACACTTTGTTGATGGTGAATTGGATGAACATAGTGAGTTATTCTACGACCTTGTCTCTAAACAGATTGCAACAACGGATAAGATAGAAGATGTAGTACAGATGCTTGCCACTAAGTTCCGCACCAAGAAAAGCATTCTGCGTGATTTCACCTCGCTGCACATGATTGTACCTACGCTACGTTGCAATTCCAGTTGCATCTATTGTCAAGTTGCCCGTAAGAACATAGACGACCATTCTGCAGATATGACAAAAAAGACGGCAAAGAATGTGGTGAAAACCATATTCCAGTCACCATCGCCTTTCATTAAGATAGAATTTCAAGGAGGAGACCCCTCTACGGATTTTGATATGGTGAAATATATCATCGAGGAAGCCGAGTGGCAAAACTTGTTTAAGAAACGGGAGTTGGATTTCGTCATTTGCACCAATCTTACGTTACTCAACGAAGATATGGTGAAATATCTGAAGAAGCACAAATGTATGATTTCTACATCTTTGGATGGTCCCAAAGATTTGCACGACACGAATCGTCCTCTACAAAATCGAGAATTAGACCATCATGCCATCTTTGAAAAGAACCTTTCTATGATACGTCAGATATGGGGTGACAGCGATTGTGTTTCGGCTCTGATGACCACTTCTAAACATAGTTTGGGGCGTTTTAAGGATATTATCGACGAATACATACGTTTGGGATTTAACAATATCTTCTTACGTTCTCTCAATCCTTATGGTTTTGCCAAGCAATATAAAGAGAAGATTGCTTATCCTGTCGAGGAATTCATCGCCAACTATAAAGAAGGATTAGATTATATCATAGAATTGAACAAGCAAGGGACTTTCTTCGTAGAAGGTTTTGCAGCTTTGTTGCTGAAACGTATGTTAACACCGTTTGCTACGGGTTTCGTTGATTTACAGTCACCTGCCGGAGTAGGTATCGCTGGGGCAATCTACGATTATGACGGTAATGTATATGTATCAGATGAAGCCCGTATGATGGCACGTTTTAAGAATTACTATTTCCGATTGGGTAACGTAAACGAGAACAGCTATCAGGAAATGTTCAATGGAGAATTACTTCATCACATTATCGCATCTGCTTGCAATGAATGTTTGCCCGTTTGTGCCGAATGTGTATTCCAACCCTATTGTGGTGCTGACCCCGTTCGTAATATGTCTGAGCAAGGCGATATGATAGGCTTTAGACCTACAAACGAGATGTGTAAGAAAACAAAAGCTATCATACACTATCTGTTTGAGTTATTGCAGAAGCACGATCCAGAGATAAACAAAATATTTTGGTCTTGGTTAAATTGATTGCGTTATGAAACAAATTCAAGGAACTTCATATAACATAGAAGATGACATAGTAGGACGTATTACCTTTGGTAAAGGCAATTTGTTTGGGCGTTCTAACGATATATTGGTTTGTAATGATACCAATAAACCGTCATTCGGTTATTTGGCGACTATTACAGAGTGTACAACTTTCACAAACAAAGGGAAACCTTATTGTATAGTGGGTAGCATTGGCGATTTTCACGAGGGGGATGTGGTCGTTATTAACAAACAAGGAGAAGTCATATTTGTATATGAAATTAACTCTCATCACAACGCGTTAATGGCGACCGAACGCTGTAATCATCGTTGTATCATGTGTCCGCAACCACCTATCCAACAAGAAAAAGATAAAACAGCATTCAATTTGAGACTTATCTCTCTGTTTGACAAAAACACACAAGAAATTGGTATAACGGGAGGAGAGCCTACGCTTATTGGTGATAATCTCTTTACGTTGATAAATCATATCAAAAAGGAATTACCTAAAACAGCTATCAGTATTCTTTCCAATGGAGTAAAGTTTGCGGATAAGGAATATGCCATGAAATTGGCAAAATGTCGGCATCGAGATTTGCAGATAGACATACCGTTATTCTCGGATATTGCTGAAGAGCACAATCGTATAGTAGGGGCTAAGACATTTTATAAAACGGTACAAGGATTATACAACCTTGCGCTATTTCGTCAGCGTATCGGACTTCGCATAGTCGTTCATAAACAAACATACAAAAGGCTTCCGCAATTTGCAGATTTCATTTATCACAATTTTCCTTTTGTTGCTCAAGTTGCTTTTATGCAAATGGAAACGATAGGGTTAGCGAAAGAAAATTTTGAAGAACTATGGATAGACCCGTATGATTACAATAGGGAATTGCGTGAAGCAGTTTTACTGCTTGCAGATAGAGGAATGACACCCTATATCTATAATGCGCAATTATGCGTATTACCCGAAGATATTCGTTGTTATGCTCAACAATCTATTTCGGATTGGAAAGACATATATATTCCTGAATGCGATGGCTGCGTGTTGAAAGGACAGTGCGCAGGATTCTTTGAGTCAAACAGGCAGGCTCATAGCGTACATATTAAGAAAATAGAACATATATCATCCGATATATCGTGTTAGGTAACAGAATGTTTAACTTTAAAAAAGGAGGTATCAATGAAGAAACTCTTGTTCTTTGCGGTCTCTGCAATTCTTGCAGGTGCAAGCTATTGTTCCTCTGTTAGTGAGAAGATTGTTGCTAAGGTAACCAACAGCGACACTCAAATCGAACAGCAGCAGGAGCAATCATTGGTGTTGGAACAGTCCTCTGCCGAGTTTAAACTGCTCGCCAGCCACAGTTCTCACAGCAGCCATAGCTCGCATAGTTCACACAGTTCTCATCGCTCTCATAGTTCACACTATTCGAGCAGATAAGAAATTAACAATCAACGGACGGGTTAATTAATTAGTTAGCTCGTCCGTTTTGTCTCACTTTATTCCATTCATTTACAGTAGTTGTTGTTTTTTGTAGTACCTTTGCTCTAAAATTGGAAATCATGGGAATAACAAAAGATGAATTAACCTTGAGATTGGATAGAGTAAATGGTTGGATTAATAATTGCGACCAGAAATCTAGTATTTTATTGGCTATTGAAGGAGTGGTACTTACTATTTTGTGTACCTCTGATTACATTACTTTTATACACCAACAACTAATATTACCAATATACAATTATTATAAGACAGGAAACGGTGTGTTTTCAATAATCAACACCATTCAAATATTTATACTGGTAGCAATGTTTATCCTTATTTTCCTCTCTGTTTTTTACTCGCTTCAAGTCATAAAAGGGACAGTAGACATCAAATTGTTTAAGCAGTCAGGATTGACTGAAAAATCACTATTGCATTTTACCACTATATCTAACAGAGGTTTTAATGAATTTAAGAAAGATATTACAAATCAGTCCGAAGAATCAATGTTAAACGATTTGTGTTCACAAGTATATATCAATTCATCGATTTGTGATAACAAGTTCAAATACCATAAAAAATCAGTATGGTGTTTTTGTTCTTTCCTGTTTTTGCTTGTTTTGATTACGTTTATTCAACTTATAACTCTATAATGTATGGGATTAAAGGATTTTATGACAGATATGAGGACTATGATAGATGATGTTCGTACAAAAGGTTTTACGTATAATACATCTTCGAAAGTTCCTTCCTTATCTGATTGCGATTTAACATATGAAAGTGGAGATGCTAAAAAAGGGAAGTGTATCGAAACGTGTGTTTTATTTGTTGATATTCGTAATTCCGTAGAGTTGACCCGTAAACATTATACAGAAACAATGGGTCGAATTTATACTGCATTCACAAAAGGGGTACTGAATGCTGCAAGAGAACACAATGGATATGTTAGAAATATTATAGGAGACAGAGTGATGATTGTGTTTCCTGTTAGTAACTGTATTATCAATGCGGTGAATTGCGCCATTACAATTAACCATATCTCTCAAATGATTAATGAGGTATTCTCTAATGTTGATTTTCATTGTGGGATAGGTATTGATTATGGAGAAATGCGAGTGATAAAAGTCGGCATTGAACGTAAAGGAGATGAAAACGCTGAAAATAAAGGATTAGTTTGGGTTGGTAAACCTGCTAATCTTGCTTCACGTCTTACTGACTTTGCTGGGAAAACGGTAGAAGATGAATTTTATAATGTAACAGGGGAGTTCTATCATTATGATCCATTAGGAATACCATCCCTTCTTTACAAACCACGCAATGGATGGTTTAAAGATAGTAGAAAACTAACAGCGGAACAACTTGCAAATGCGTTATATTATTCAACTAATGGATTAAATATTAACATCCATAACATATCTTCGTTTGAGAAAAAGACAGAATCATACAAGTATAATCCAATATTGATTTCGGATAAAGTATATTTGGAGTTCAAGAAACTATCTCCTCAAAGAGCCTTAAAATGGGAACAAGAAAAAAGAGAGATAAAAGATATAACATATAAAGTTTGGGGAACAGATTTACATTGGCAATTAACATAGATATTTTAAGAACAAGAAAACAGGTGGTATAAGTTTATAATCACCTGTTTTTTTCAAAAAAACCTATGTGAAAGATTGAGAAGTCAATAAGATTGATTACTTTTGTCTTGCAAATGAGTTACCAAGAAAGCATATCAAAGCAGAATACTGCAACAAGAACGGTTGGCAATTCGTTACCTCAAAATCGGGTAATCTCCCCAATGTCCTTATTATAAAGAGATAAGGATTATATTCCAAAATTATACAAAATATTGAATAACAAACAGATTAGTAACAAAAAACCTCCTGCAAAACGAATTTTGCAAGAGGCTTTCCTATTTCTTCTTTAATAAGATTATTCAGCTTTTTCTTTATTCTCCTCCGCTGGAGCTTCTGCAGGTGCGGGAGCATCCTCCACCGGCTTGTCAACTTTCACCTCTTCTCTTGAAACGTTTACAGTCACATTTACAGAAGCAGGCTGTGCCTGATATGGCATACGGTTTTTCGGATCTGCTCCGTAAGGATTAGGACCTACCGTACCATCTGCAAACAACATATACAATGCAAAAATCCAACCAATGATAGGCACACAGCACAACAAAATCAGCCAACCGGATTTGTTTAAGTCGTGCAGACGTTTCACACCCTGTGCCAAAGAGAACCAGATGGAAGCAATCATAGCAGCAAGACCGATCAATAAACCAAATACTGATCCACCGGCCGATCCGCTGGCAGCACCCAAAATAAATGTACCTACACCAAGTGCCCATGCAATACTGGAAACTATACCACCGATAATGCCCGACAGGAAATATTCAATTCTACGAATACGCCCGTCAAATGAGAAAGGAGCTTTGAACATAATTTATTAAATTTATATGAATAAATAAGTGAGTTTTTATCCGTGTTTCTCAATATGAAAGCAAAGATATAAAAAAAATTAAATAAAGAAAGAAATCGGGCAAAAAGATTGAAAAAATGCCCTATTTTCTGTAGAAATCACAATTTCACTCCATCCCAATGCATCACTGCCACCCATTCTGTCGGCTGACAAGTTCCGCAAGAACGATGCGGAACCGTAGCGACCACCAAGTCACAATGGGAAGACAGTACGATTCTTAACTCCTTCAGCAACATATCCAGCTGAATAATCAAATGAAGATATTTCGTCATACACCGGATCACCCGTACATACTGATAAATGCACATATCCTCTCCCCGCCTTATCTCCCCTAATGTTTTAGGAGAGATAGCGAATTCGCTTATGAAAAAACTGTTACTGAAAATACGATCCATATCCATTAAAGCCAATACCAAATTGCTTAAAAACTCATAAGGTTCCTGTTTTTCTTTTGCCATGTCATTCTATGATTAATAAATTATAATATTTCATTTTTTATTTGCTTTATCAAGTACTATCCACATAGGGAAGCAACCCTATTTTTAATATCCCGACCTTTGTTCCCGTTATCTGATAGTCAGGTAGCTCAATCTTACAAAAACAATTTTATATGAAAGTTTTAGAAGAAATCAAAGTCTCGGTTTACGAAAATGTGTATTCAAAAAAGCCCCAAGTCATGTCTTTCCTTGAAGTCATTATTATGTGCATTCATCCGATCTATGCCTCCATCATAAACGCTATTCGGCGGTACCATGCAGAAGGAGACCATACCGCAGCACAGAAGCTGAAAAACCAACTCCCCTGCTTCACTCCGGCAGGCACATTCGACGGAGCGCACGCTATCAAAAACTTTCTTCTCCCCAGCCATATTGTCGGACTTGATTACGATCATGTAAAAGATCGTCTTCAAGTCATCCAACGTTGTGCGGCAGATCCCCACACAGTAGCGGCAATAGAAAGCCCTACCGACGGAGTGAAAGTTTTCGCCTATGTAGAAGGTATCGAAAACCGCCATCGTGAAGGGCAGCAACTAGTGAGCCGCTACTACAATCAACTGCTGGGATTGGAGAGTGACCCGGCATGCAAGGACGAAAGTCGCCTGTGTTATTTCAGTTATTCCCCCAACGGATATGTTGCGGCGCTCTATCAGGCATTTGTGTTGGAGCCACTTATAAAAGAAGAAACAAACACTTTCTCTGAAAATGAAGTGCTTCCTCCCTTTCCCCTTCAGGATAATACTCCGGAAAACGTGTCTGAAGAAGAAATCGCCCAATTTATTTCGTCCTATATTTTCTTTCATCCGCTAACAGCCGGTCAGCGCCATTCCAACGTCTTCAAACTTGCCTGCGAAGCCTGCCGCCGACACTATCCCCAGAAAAGCATATTACGCGAACTTTCTCTATTTTTCGAGCACACAGATTTTCGTTCCGAAGAGCTAACAAAGGTTTTATTGTCTGGATATAAACAAGTTAATGAACATGCACCCGCTTCCTCTCCGGCCAGCGCCCCTTCTTTTCAAAAGGACATAAGGACAAAAAGACAATATAGTACTGCAGAAAATTCCGATACCGACGACGAAGCCTATTGGCTGGGAGAAGAATTCCGAAAAGGAACTCCTTTATTTCCCCGCAGTTTGTACAATAATCTTCCCGACCTATTAAATGACTGTATCATTGAAGACGGAAGCGAACGCGAACAAGATGTCGCTCTCCTTTCCGATCTCACGGCCTTGAGCGCAGCACTTCCGCAGACTTTCGGAATTTATAATCATAAAAAATACTCCACGCATATATTCAGTGTCATACTTTCGCCTGCCGCCAGTGGTAAAAGCATCGCCCAAACCGGACGATACCTGTTGGAAGAAATACATTCAGAAATCCTGTCTACCAGTGAATCTATGATGAAAAACTACCAAACTGTACATAATAACTGGCAATCAGAATATCAAAAACAGAAAAAGAAAGGAGAAGCATGCTCCGAAGAACCGCAACGACCTCCTTTCAAAATGCTATTCATTCCTGCTACTACCAGCTATACCCGCATGCAAATGCAGATGCAGGACAACGGTCCACAGGGAAGCATCATTTTCGACACGGAGGCACAAACGCTATCCACAGCCAATCATCTGGATTGTGGCAATTTCGACGATATGCTCCGCAAGGCTTTTGAGCACGAAAATATAGATTCTTCCTACAAAGCCAACGGCCTCATTCCGATCTATATACGCCATCCTAAATTGGCTTTACTGCTGACGGGTACTCCCGGACAAATAGACGGCCTATTGAGCAGCTACGAAAACGGATTGCCCAGCCGCACCCTGATTTACACTTTCCGCGAAGCTCCGCACTGGAAAGAAATGGGCGACGACTGCGTCTCACTGGAAGATTCTTTCAAACCGATTGCGCATCGTGTCTCCGAATTATATCACTTCTGTCTGGCTCATCCGGTTCTTTTTCATTTCAACCGCCTGCAATGGAACCGTCTGAATGAGATTTTCTCACGTATGCTGTCCGAGGTGGCATTGGAAGGCAACGATGACCTCCAAGCTGTAGTGAAACGCTATGCTTTTCTGGTGATGCGTATCAGTATGATCCAGACCCGTATCCGGCAATTTGAGGCAACCGATCTTTCTCCCGAGATTTATTGCACGGACGCTGATTTTGAGCGTTCTCTTCAAATCGTTCTATGTTGTTACGAACATAGCCGGCTGTTGCACTCATCCATGCCGTCTCCTTCGGTCCGTCCACTGAAGAATCCAGACACTATTCGTAATTTCGTTCAAGAGTTGCCCGACAGTTTCACGACAGACGAAGCGATTCAGATTGGCGCAAAATACGATTTCAACCATCGTAAGGTAACACGTCTGCTAAAATCGCTTAATGGAGTAAAGATCAATAAGATATCTCATGGTTCTTATACCAAGATGGATGAGCAATAGTCACATCTGTCCTTTTTGTCCTTTTGTCCTTTTGAAGGGTCCGGAAAAACATCGGGAGATTTGAAAAAAACATCTCAATGATTGAAATCAAACATTGGGAAATTTCGATACAAATCTCCCGATGTTTTTTCTTTTTATCTGTGCGCCTGTGTGCGTCATTATGCGTCATGCCGCTTTCCCGATGTAGTACTTTTGTCATGTAATCGATTACAAGGCAATTAGACAATTAAAAATTAATGATTTAAAATTAAAAGTTATGGCACAGAATTACACTCTCATGGCTCGTAAGAACCTGTTGAAACCTAGTGAAACTCCGAAATTTTATGCAGTGGCGCGTAGCGGTCGTAAAGTGACGGTCAAGGAAGTTTGTAAACGTATCACTGAACGCTCTTCTTATTCCAAAGGGGAACTGGAAGGTTGTATCGGTGAGTTTTTGCTCGAAATCGTCAATGTACTGGAGGAAGGAAATATCGTCCAGATGGGTGACCTGGGTAATTTCCGTATGAGTATCAAGACCGGTACTCCTACCGATACGGCAAAGGAATTCAAGGCATCGTGCATTGATAAGGGCAAAGTGCTCTTTTATCCGGGTAGTGATCTCCGCAAGTTGTGTAAGACGTTGGATTATACACTGTATAAGAGTGATTCTTCCACTGATTTGGATAAAGATCCGCTTCCTGATGATGGCGGTGATGATAATCAGGGAGGTTCCGGCAGCGGGGAAGCTCCGGACCCGGCAGCATAATCAACCGATTGTTGACTGGTTCTTGAGTTCATAATGTATCAGTAGTATTTATTCTTTAATTCAAATTTATATGAAAAAGCAACTTTGGAAAAACATTCTCCAGTTTATCGTAACTATCGCGACTTCGATCATTTCGGCTATCGGTGTAACGTCCTGCGTGGGACATTAATCTCCTGCTGACCGATATGGAAAATTCAGAAGAAAACTATCTCCCACGTGAGATTAAGTTGTTGGTGATTCATTGCAGCGCGACGCGCTGCAATGTTTCCTTCACCGTAGAGCAGCTTCGACAATGTCACCTGCAACGAGGTTTCAAGGATATAGGGTATCATTTTTACATCACCCGTAATGGAGAACTTCACCATTGTCGCCCGGTATCGGAGCCCGGTGCGCATGTGCGAGGTTTCAACCGGCATAGTATTGGAATTTGCTATGAAGGTGGGTTGGATGAAGAAGGTCGTCCGGCGGATACGAGAACACAGGCGCAGCGCTTCGCGCTACTTGACTTGTTGACGATTCTCAAACATCAGTATCCGGATGCGCAAATCCTGGGACATTATCAACTTAGTGCTTCGATTCATAAGGCTTGTCCCTGTTTTGACAGTCGAAAAGAGTATATGAATATATAAAAAGAACTACGGGAGCTCGCGAAAGTGCAGTCTCCCGTAGTTCTTTTTTATGTTTATATCATTTACAGTTCCCCCGGCTTTCCCAAGTAATAGGTAATAAGCCGCACTTCTCTCACAGAAAATGCCTTTGTCTTCGGATGAAAGTCAGTAGACAGTATCTCATTCATCAATGGCTTGCATCTCCGCATCCACCTCCGGAGTTTATTGACTGAAGCACGAATCGTCAAATCAGGAAAATACATCTGGGCTAACTCTTGTTTATTATAACATTTCACTACAAAGTCTGAATGTTCCAT